ACGATAACCATCTGACATTACAGGCAGGTTCTATGATGAATGATATAGTTCAAGCTGAGGATTATTCTCTTTGAATTCATCCAATTTAGTGTATGACATGGTATATTGTTTAATCTCACCTGTCATCTTATTTCTAAAATCGTAATTAGGCATTTTTAGTCTCTTTTTTCATTTCGTCTTCAAGTTCATAACGAAGTTTTTCGGCCAATCTTTTATCATACATAACTTTTGCCTTATTTCTCACATCAACAACTGGCCAACTATTATACAATTCAAGTTTCTTTTTATTGTATTTAATATACCAAGAATACTTATGAATTTCTACCTGAGAAATAATATCTTTTTTAAAGTTTACTAAATGTTTCTTGAATACATAAAAAGCATTACGGATTAAATTAAGCATTATACCACTCCGGTTTGTTTCGTTTTTTCCATGTGGCCAAATGGCCTTTGTTCATTATATAGTAACTGCGATAAGAAGCCAAAGAATTACCTGGAACTTTACATTCATCAGGCATTGCTGGTGTTGGTTCTGTGAATTCACCTTCAGGTATATTTTGTGGTGCTTGACATAGTATATGTTTCATGGCTTCTGTTTTGTGTGTTTTGCCATATCGAAAGGTATATTCGGCACATAACTCAACAAACAATAAATATAACCACATGTAATTACTACGATTATGTCTAGCCCAAATTGCAGAAGGATGGTTCTTATGTGTCATCTTGTAGATGCCTTCGGGTGGTGTATCATTCAATAAATGGTGTGAAGATGATAATAGCTGGGCTGTTTCCAATATCATCTTCACACAATGCTTGTCATTGTGCATCTGAGCGCACACCATTGGGTCATTATCTAAGTAAAATATGTTCATTTTCTTTTGAATTCATAATAATCATCAATCAATTTAGGAATAGTTTTAGTCATTTCCTTGTGGTGGATTGCTTCACCGCCTGCTTCTTCAAATTGCTCACATACATCTTTTGTGTCATCAATTAACAATGTATTCTTACCAGCAAATTCAGCCTTGTGTTTACGACCAGGAACAAAGTTTGCTTTGTATCGAATACCATGGTCAGCTAACCATTTGGCTTTATCTTTCTTGACCAACTCATGGTACTTTGAACCACCAGTAGATGAAAGGATTTCAACCTCAATATCACTGTTTCGGTTAACCATGTAATTCAATAAAGATAACAATTCTTCAGCGCCTGGCATCAATTCAAGTTTAGCAAAATGATTGCCTTCACAGAATTTTTTCCAATGCTCTGAGAATTCTTTCTTGTCACGGTCTACTTCATTTGGTTTGACACCAAATGTTTTTTCATATTCTTTTTCAAAGTTAGACAGGACTCCATCCATGTCTAGGTATACTTTAAACTTCTTCATTATAGTTTCCAATATCTATGGAATTTACCGATATATGGACAGATGATAAGTCTGATGGGTAAGATTCCGAAATGTCTCCAGTGTAATCAGCAAGTGGATGTAAATATTCCATTGGTTGAGTATTCAATTTTTTTTCTAATTGTTTAATCTTCCATTTCAATTCATCAACTTCAGATTGCAATACACATAAATCAATATGTAGTCTTTTAATTTGTTTTTTCTTACCCATTATTAAATCTTCCAATTAATTTTTAAAAGTTTATAAAACCATCTTAACATGAAGTTAGGTTTCTTGTCAAGCACAATTGATAGTTTTTTGGTTTCCATTTCATCAGACTTAACTGTGGTTGTCCATGTGGTTGTTGGTTGACTCATTGTGATAGAAGTACCACCATTAATGGCCACCGAATGAGTAATTGCACGGTAACATTCAGTATAATCCAAATCCAAAGGAATTTGCTCAGTCAGTGGCCAGAAGAATTTAATCTCTTGTTGATACATTAGTTTGGTCTCGCAAATGATCCTGACATACGACACTCGACCTTAGCATAGTGGTTGTTTGGGTCTTGGTGTGGTCTGGAGATACCTAGGACGCCTGCCTTAGTGTAAACATCTAGTGATGAACCCACATCAAAGTAAATGTTGTTAGGATTTGTCTTCCACATCTCAGTGATAAACACTTCTGACATAGGACCGGCAGCAACCATTACAAAATGACCCGAGATTGATTGAGCAAATTCTTTCATACCATCAACCAAACGGTCACCATTCTTCTCAAACTCAACAATACAGTTTGATGGAACAGGACAGAACTTACTGACATGAAAAGGATATTCTTTACCTTGACCAAGATGGTTCACAACTAATGATACAGTGATACCTTTTTGGTCTAGTGTTTTAATCCAATCAATGAACCAATGATATGCGGCATTACCAAATACTGTGTTAGGTGCAACAGGTGAATTGGTTAGATAAGGCAACAAGGCCTCATGTTCCCATTGTGCAGCACAACAACGACAAGGGATACCATAATGGTTATCTGGTCCTTGTAGTTGTAATGAGGCTTGTAAGGCATCACCTAGTTTGGTACGACCACCTTCTTTGAATACCCACTCTTGGTTCTGGTTCACCAATGATTGTTCACCAACTGGATGCCCCATAGCTACTGCTAGTTCTCCGTCACCCCAACGCACAAATGAGAAAGGTTTCTTGGCCTCAACCATTTGTGTATAATGGTCAAAGAACTGACGCAATGACCAATCTTGTTGTTCGGGATTTAGCATTAGTTACCACCCAATACTGGAATTTCATCATAATTATTGTCTTTTAGATTAACCTTTTCTTTAGGGCCAATCTTTTCTTGTTGAGCTTTTAACTCTTTGACTTTCTTTGAAACAGTATCCACTGTAACAGTTTCTAAAACAAATTGTTGGAACTCTGAGAATTTATTATCAACATGGATTTCACGGTAACCTACTTTAGATGTGATGTCACCATCATATACCATACGAATAGCAGTACCACCGTCTTGTAATGGTGCAATTTCCATAACATGGTCTAGGTTGATAATCACATCACAGTGTTTCTCACGGGATTTTACTTGTATTAACATTATTACTCCTTAATCATTACCTTTAAAAATATAATAGCCGTTTTTAGCACGACTCACCTGCGCATCAATTGCCATCTTTTTATATATGCTTCGTTGTTTTGAGTCTTTAAAAGTGGCCAAGTCCCGTTTGATTTGTTTTGCCATTCGGTAATTTGCATCTGTTTTTTTCATAGTTTTTCCTTAGTCATGTAATAATCAATCAACTTGTGTTGTATCATAAATGGAATAGCAAGATATGGTTCTTCCAATTCAAATCGTGGTGCTTTTGATTCCCACTTTGAATTCTTTAAAAAATATTGATAGGCCTTACGGTGTTCAATATTATTAGCATCAAATGCTACTTGATGTGGGTGTTGTATCATTATGTAGTCTCCTTGCCAATCCAATGGCCTCGATTATCAAATTCATTACCATTCATTAACTGATATGCTATCACTTTACGGCCATCTTTGACGGCCTTAATAATACCACCATTTTTCTTAATATTCCAGATATAGGTACTTAGGCGGTATAAAACAGGTTCAACTTTGGTACCTTTGAATACTGTATTGAATTGCTCTACTGTCACGGGGTCTCCGTTCTTTAACACTAGAGCAATTTTATGAAACACACGACCTTTACTCATTTCCAATATCCTTTAATTGAATATAATTGACATGAGCAGCATTGAAGTTTAAAGTTCCCAATATTAGAAATAAAATACACCATCCATAATCATGGCCTGTCCATTTAACAGAAGCGATAGAACACATCCATATTCCCACCAGTGTATTCAAAACAATCCAAATTTTTAGCCACATAAATTAATCTCCTTAAAATGGTACTTCTTCAGTTGGGTCAACAGCAAGTGGGTCTGGTTCTGCGGTCACGACAGGTTCAACAATCTTAGTGTATAAATCCAAGAATGAAACTTTGGTGTCTTCATCGAAACGAGCAACACATAACTCAATCGCTTTGGTTTTGTCTTTGAAAATACTAAATGCTTTAGCAATGTGGACTAAACGGCGTGTTGAGATGATTTCATCAATAGCGCCTTCATCATAGGTCTTACGGATTACATCAGCCCATTTGATTAGGTCTTCAACAAAACTAGCATCACTGATTAGACTAGACAAGATTTTCTTTTCTGTCTTAGAGTCTGGATACTCTTGTTCTACTGTAATTGGAAAGCGTTCCAAGAAAGCATCATCCAAGATTTGTGATAGATATTTGCCTTCATCTGAACCACGACCTTTAGTATTAGCAGTAGCAACCACATTGAAACCAGGAGCTGGGTGTACCACTTCACCAGATTTCTTATTGTAATATGGTTTGCCTTCCATAATACCTTGGAGACACATTAGTTTATTTGAACCACGGTCTACTTCGTCAATCAGTAAGATAGCACCACGCTTCATAGCAGTGATTACGGGACCATCACGGTTAACCACATTACCGTTAACCAAAGTAGGGCCACCAAGCAAATCACTTTCATCAGTTTCAATAGAAATGTTGACACGAATACACTCCTTCTTTAATTCAGCACAGACTTGTTCGACCATCAATGTCTTACCGTTACCAGACATACCAGTAATAAAGACAGGATAGAATTCATTTGATTTAAGGATGTTTGTTAGGTCTTTATAGAAACCGAATGGTACATAACCTTCAAACTTTTCGGGAATAGCCACATCTGAGTCATCAATCAGTTTAGGTTGACGCATATGGACAACTTGTGCTAATTCTGGTTGTGTAGATGTGAGAGCAGGAACTTTGAATAGACCACGACCAACTTTGTATTCTTCGGATAACAACCAACGAGGTGTGCTAATGCCGATAGATTTGGCCAAGTCACGGATGTTTGAACGGCTCACTGTTGCGCCTTGACCAAATTTACCTTCAACGGCAACAATGAACTGTTCTTGTGTTTTTGTAAAACTCATAATATAAATGCCTCATCAACAATTGAAATACCAGTATAACTCAATTATACCATTTTGTCAAGTGGTAATTATTGAATAATTTCGGTATGCTTATGTTGTAAACTTTTCTTAAGAACTTTAAGCCAAAGTTTCTTTTGTTTTTTCATATCATGTCTAAGGCAGGCACGATACATCTTACGAGTTAGTTTTTTGATTTTCATTTTATTTTCGTCCAATAGATAATTTCCCAACGGCCATCCATATGTTCAACTAATGCTGAACAGGTTTCCACCCAATCACCATCATTCATGTAAGTTATACCATTTACCATTTTAATTTCTGGTGTATGGATATGACCACATATCACTCCATCATACTGGTGTTTAGCACAGTATTCAGTAATGGTTCGTTCAAATTTAAAAATGAAATCAATACCTTTTTTGACTTTTCTTTTGAGGTATTGTGAAAGACTCCAATAACCAAATCCCATTCTATGGCGCCATTGGTTAAAATGAGTATTAATCCATAACACAGCATCATAAGCTTTGTCACCTAAGAATGAAATCCAAGGAGATAATCTTGTGACACCATCAAACATATCACCGTGAGTAATCAGGTAATAATCACCATCAATACTACGATATTGGTATTGGTTACATATACGAATGTTACCCATACTAAAAATTTGATTGACAAATGGTCTTAGAAATTCGTCATGGTTGCCAGTAATATAAACAACATTGACGCCATGCTTGCCCATGCCAAGTATTCTACGAACAACATTAGAACATCCTTGGTTCCACTTCCATTTGCCTTGTTGAATTTTCCATCCATCAATAATATCTCCTACTAAAAATAGGTTTTCACAAGTATGATGCTTTAAAAAATTATTTAATAATTCCGATTTGGCTTCACGAGCACCAAGGTGACAGTCGGATATACAAATTGTTTTATATTTTTTAACCATCTAATATTTAGATTCCGAACTTATATTTTTAGTGTTGTAACAAAAGGTTCACAAAAGTTTAATCATAACCTAAACTCTTTTGTCTAGTGTACCATTCAGTATAACTATAATCTTTATCAGCAACAAAAATTTCACCACTCACATCTTCCCACAGGTGTTTTTGCATAAAATCAGGTGGGTCATAGTTGTTGTGTAATTTCTTGATAGCTTGTTCCAAATTATCAGCTTCAATTAGGTAAATATTCTCAAAGGTTGAATGTGTTTTAATTTCAAATTTAGGCATTATGGCAAATATCTCCAAGCAAGGATTAATAGACTAGTTGACATCAGAGTCAACCCAATAGTAATCATTAAGAAAACTGCAATATCACGCCAATCTTTGGCATATTCAGTTTGTCTAAACCAAAAATATCCTAATAAGGCTAACACAGCACCAATAGTAAAAATCATTTCAATCTCTCCACGAAATTTTCAACCAATAATTTAGTAATTACTGCCAACATGGCCATTTCTCTTGTAGCCACATCCATTTTTAACCACTCATTTTCAAACTGTTCTTTAACAGACATAGCGATTAAATTATAAGCATTATCTTCCGATATGCTAAGTTCAGACCAATCAATGTTGTCCTCAGACTCCACTGTTTGAGCCAACTCAATTAACAATTCAATATCAATCATTCTTCAATTCCATACATTAACATCATTGCATCAAATACACAATCATCAATTGGATTGTGCTTAGTAATATCTAGGCTCGCATTAAAACCAGGATAATCTACCTGACAGTAACCTGTTGTCGAATTTTTCAATAGGTCAATAGCAGTTCTTACATCACGCCACCTGTTATAAAAGAATACAGGTTCAATTTCCAACTTCTCTTCCATCGAGTCTAGTACCAGCTGGTCTAAGTTACCTCGAGCCCACACGATACATTTACTTTGTGGGTCTACCTTCTTAGCCCATTCTCTGAGACCTTCGATGCCTACCTCAATGGTGACATCATCAGGTTTAGGACGCAATGAGGCCTCTTTTACATTATCACATTGTTTGTTCCACCATGATAATGAGGACTTGGTCACGGTACGACCCAATCGTTTGATTTGGTCTTCCGCATTTAACTTCACAAAGAAAGCATTGTCACGCATCTCTTGTGGTGATGTTTTCTTTTCGGGGTCAAAGTAAACAGCAGCCATTGATAGAATGGTTGCAGTTGACTCTTTACCTAGTGTTTCTACATCATATACAATCATTTTAATTTGAAATCTTTCATTTTATCCATAGATAAATCACATATATGAGCTTGAAGTTTATCAATTCTTGCTCTTGCTTCTGCTAACGCAATCCTATATCGGTCTAATTCTTCCACTAATGGCACCCAACTCTCTATTGGTTTTATGATTGTATGACCAGATAATTGAATACCGAGACCTCCGTATTTCAATTCGGTATCATCATAACCAGTTAAGAATACTTTTATAGTTTGGCCAATGGAATTTGTATTGTTATACAATACTTTTTCTGCCTCGGATTTCAATGCACCACTCATGTCCAAAGGCTCCTGTAGTATTTACCAAACAATGTCAAACCATTCTCAATGCGTTTGTTAACTTTTAGCCAACCTTTTCTATCAAAATGGCGTGTATGTTTAGGCCCTTCAACCACTTTATGTAAAGTTGGTTTACCATTGGCATCCCATTCACAGGCTTCGGTATGTGTATCACTTATACCAGTGAAGTATTCGTCTTCCCAGTCTTCGTTAACGATATGCTCAAAAGCAAAAATCATTTCGTCAAGGATCCAGTTCCAACGGTCAAACCATAAGGCATCAGTATCCCATGGATTCTCTTTAGATGGTGCTGATGTGCTTCGTAGTTCTTTAGGCACATCTTTGTCATTGGTTGCTGGTGCACCACATTTTGATTTACGGATGTCTTTAAGCATCGGAAGTATAATCTTCGCTAGCGTTGAATCCATAGACCATGTATCATAGTTGTCAATTTTAACATACTGAATACGAGGATGAATAAAGTCTAATACATTACGAATACCGTTACACACTGGTATTAACCAATCGGTCAAGTAATCATTCTTGTCATCATACAGGTCAAATCTTGGGTCTGTCCATTTTTTCCAAAACAAAACCTTACCCATAATGGTATAAGGGCTCAACCAATGGTTACGATAACCTGATAGATATACTTTCATTTTAATCCTTATTTCTTTTTAGGGTTAGGGTGATAATGCTCATTATACTTCTTAGAACCAGGTACAGGACCGCCTTGCCATGGTGGTTTATATGGTGTCTTAGGTTTCTTGGCCATTATAAATCAATCCTTGCATAAATTTCATTTATTTTTTCTCGTGCCAATTTAATTTGATAATCAAAGTTATTCAACATTTCACCAATAGTTGAGTTTGCGGAGTAATCTTTAGCCCGGATAGTGTCAACATCTACAGGTGGTTTTAGAATTGTATCTAATTTTCTTTCCAAGTCAACCAAATCACTTCCCAACAAGGATAAACTGCCATCAATACATTCAATCAATTGTGTAATTAGTAAATCATTGGATTCTAACCTACCAGTGTAATCAATATCATTTTTGAGGTTTCCTCTGCCGTATTCTGAAAATCCAGTTTTAGGTGCTTCAGGTAAAATTTTTCCATTACTTCCAAGTGCCATTTTATACTCCAATAATAAGTTTGTCAATAAATTCTTTAGAATTTTCATCACCATATCCATAAGGGTTTGAAACTAATCTTGTATCACCAATAAAGAAATTAAATGATGTGTGCGTGTGTCCAAACAACCACAAATCAATACCAGTCATATATCTTTCCATATCTTCAATGAAGTAAGGATTCAACTCCGAATTAGCATATTGAGGTGCTAATGCCTGATAAGTCGGAACAAAATGACTGATAACCACTCGTTTCTGACAACCAGCTGGTGCGGCAAACAATCTCCACTCATTAAATGACTCGATAAATTGTTCATGAGCATTTTTATGGTCTTTTGTTGTCCATACTGTGCCTAAGTTATCAAACAAATATGGTTTACTAATCACTGAAAAGTCTGGAATATATCTTGGATAGATTTCCTCAGGTGTATCACCTTTCAATGATGTAAACATAGTACCACCAAAGAAATCAACTCCATCAATATATACACTATCATTCAATAGGTATTTGAAGTTGTCATATTTCTTTTCTAGGTCTTTCATGGCTTTGTGTACCTCATACCAATGTTGACCATAGGCCTCATGGTTACCTGCGACCATAAGAACATGAGGACATTCACTCATATAAGAAAGTAACTCACCATGTCGGTTCATATTATGGATATCACCAGCAAGGACACAAACATCCTCACCGGCGTATTCATATTTGAACGGACGCTTTGACCTTGGTGCCTTATTGTAAGGCATCTCAAGGTGCAAGTCACTTAACAATCTAATTTTCATATCAATTCCATGTTCTATGTTTTTCTGAAATCCATTCCATGCCGTCATATTCTTCAATTTCCCATTCGACATCATCTGGAATTTCAACTACTTTTAGTTCAGCAAACTTACCCCAAGAGTCTTCACCAAGTTCTTCAACAAGACTAATCAAAGTAGGGTCATTACGGTCAATTTCGTAATACGCTTTATTACTACCTGTTTCGTTTTTATATCTAGCCAAAGCATCTTTACTTAGACCAAAACCACCATAACATTTATTGATTACAATTTTCATTATTTAAATCCTAGCATAAGATGGGTCATATGTATCATTTAATTCCAACTTTACCTCAACAGCCTTCTTAGCTTGTTCAAAATTTATCCAAGTACCATACTTTTCTTTAGGTTCTTTCATACTCAATAACCAGACTGTGCAATGTGAAGTCAAAGTCTCCTCATACACTTCAGCACGGATTAAACCACCTTCATCAGCACAATAATGTGTACCTTGATACTTAGTCCATTTATACTTACTCACAGTCACATTCCTTGCGACCTTGCTCACAGTTACCGGTACATTTATAGCAATCATCTTTTTCGGTGAAATACTTATACCCAACAAACAGAAATGCACCAACCATTAAACCAATTACAATCAAACTCATATTATCCTCTTCGCATTTTAGAAATATCAATAGCATCCTGTGCTTTGAAAATAGGCACAGCATTAGACTTGTGTAGCTGGCCGATGCCAAGCATTGCATCGCCTGTATAGACTGGTGATGCTTTCTTGGCTGTTGAACCTATACCCGTATCCAAACTAGGAATATGAGATAGGCTATCACGCCTAGGAACAGTAATAGGACTAACAGCTCTTTTACTAACCATAGTGTTTGGTTTGACTTCATACTTTTTCAATAACTCCTGCCATGAGGCTTGTAACTCACGCTGTTTAGCATTTGGTTTCTTTTTCTTGCGCTTCGGTATGTGTTGGTGTATTATCATAATCTATTCCATGGTTAACCATATCCCAATGCTGTTTCATCAGTTTACAACAAGGGATTGGTCTACTAATAAACTTAAATAACAAATAAGAAATCAGTATAACAGATAATGGCAATAATGTCAAACACTTTTTAATTTTTTTCACTTGTAAATCTCAAATAGAATATAACAATCTCTAGCTTCAAGATGTAGAATACGGTTCATTGCTGCTGGACAATTGGCCAAGGCTAGTAATTCATGCACTCGGTGACTATAAGTATCATTTGACTCTAACTTTTTATCCTCAAGAGTTTGTTTTACTCTCGGCCATTTTTGTTGTTCCATACGAGCAAGATACACATCAACTTCTTTCTTATGTTCGGCAAGCCATTCTTTGCATACTCTAGCAACAATGGCTGCATCAACTTCACGATAACTCATTAGTCCTCCACTTTCACTATGAAGCAAGTCTTTTCTTTCCATTTACGATAGGCTAACTTAAAAAAGCCAGGTTCTTTTGGTTCTTTTGGTTCATATGGATTTTGTAGGCGGTATTCATATCTATACTTAACATAAAACACAATAGAAAATGCTAATGTAAACGCACTCATCACAGTCAAAAATGCTCGTCCTAGAGGAGATAGTGGATATCCTTCGAATATCCATAGGCCAATGTCATATAGTGAACACCCAAATATACCAAAGACTAATACAATTAAAGCCAATATAATAGTCAATTGAATACCACCAAACATTACTGACCAAAAGTATTCACAGAAATTCAGACTATCGCCTTCCCATACTCGTTTGGAACCAAAATTAGCCAATTTATAGTGCCATGAATTTTTCTTAATCATCATTAATCCTTATTCGATATCAAATACTTGTTGGCTAGAATTGCAGTCTTTAATCCAATCTTTGAAATCTGCAACCAATTGCTCGTGATGTTCTTGTGAACAATGAAGCATCCATTCTTTAATCTGTGTTTTGCCTTCTTTGTCTGATACAAGATGGCCTACAATTGTAGTAAGGATGGTAAATTTATGTCCATCAACTTGAATTTCTTTCAATACACGCTCAATAGAAACCACTTGCATCTGCAAGAAATCAATGGCCAGTGTGGCGTCCATCATTGTTTTAATCATGCCGGTTAATTCATCAATACGCTTTTGCTTTTTCTCAGCCTGTTCTTTCTCGTATTCAGCTTGCGCATCAGTCCAATTAACATAATTTCTTTTTTTGACTATTTCATCAACTGCTTTTTGTGTTGCATTACTTACTCTAAATGGCCACATAATTACTCCTTAATAAACTTTTGTCTGCGTGCTTCATTGAATACGGCTTCTAACCAAGCATAAATTGTTTTGTTGTCCCAATTCTGCACTTGCATATACGGTTGTGCTAAGTGTTTGAACAAATCACTAAAATCATTATACACATATTCTTTTGGATTGTCAATGACCAATTTAGCAAATTGCATACGGAGTCCAGGCCAAAAGACTTTAGGGACTCCTTCTAAATCTAAATGTAAGTTAGGCATCTATTGTATTCCCTTTATTATATCGTTTAATGATGTCTAACAAGGTCTCAATGTCTTTCTTTGATTGCTCGTTCAACAGGTCATCAAAATGGATTACACCAACTACATGCAACATATGGTCATCGCCAACCATGGTACGGTGTAAACTAAAATTGGTTTTAGGTGGATTCATTATTAAACTCCAAAGTGTTTCCTAATCTCTTGAATAGGATGCAGACACTCTTCTCCTATGCGATTCATATTCACAGTATACGGGCTAAGAATGTCAATACAATCCTGAACAATCAACTCAGCGAATTTTTCTCTAAAGACTTCCCTAATTCTGGCCGAACCACTTATACCATGTTCTCTTAAAATTATAGAAGTTTGTTCTTCAGCTTTGGCAGCAAGTTCTCTAATTCGTTTATTCATCGCATATACCTTTTCACTGTGTCACGGACATCATATCCTTTTGCAATCAAACACATAGCTTGACTTTTGCCTGCTCTATCTTTATAACGAAAGTCAATCTGAGCATACTTACCCCATTTACCACGACTTTCAATGCGTTTGAATTGTCTATACGCATGTGCAAATGTTCGAGCAGTCACAAAGTTAGACCAACTACCATCAGAATTCTTTTTACCAGAAAACCATCGGTGTCCATACGATGCTTTACCTGAACCTGACACATGATATATCCATTTTGCTCTCATTTATCCTCCAGTCGGCACATATACTGTATTGAGCATTTTTGCAACAGCAATCGTAGCCGCTTCTTGGTTGATATATTCACCAATAAAATGTCCACGAACTAAAGCAACATAAGTGCCGTCAGCATCATCGTTTTCACGGACGGCACCTAAGATTGCACCATCGTCATCATTATAACACTTGTAAAACCGACCTGTGTTAACCCATCTTAAATTCATAATAATGTTCCATTCTCAAATGGTTTACTGTTCATCCATTCATACCATTCAGTCAACCATTCAATGGCCGCCAATCTGGTATCAAACAATGGTGACATAGGGAAATCAGCATTACCATTATCCCGAACCCATACCCAAACATCATCATAATCATCAAAGATTAGCTTCATTTTATTCCTCGTAGACCACTTCAAATTGAGTGCTAATTTTATAATCCTCAATATCTTTTTGAGCTTCATCAATCGTTTGGTGAGTAAGCCCCATAGGCATCCAGTTATCTTCCCATCTAGGATTATCTAAAAATCTATCACCAATTGCCCATCTGGTATTCATTTCTGCTACATAACCAAAACCATTTTTTACAATTCTAAAATGTTTTCTCATAATCCAAAATACTCCTCAATTTCCCAAGCGGCATCTCTCAAAGCGGCATCAATGTATTGGTCTGTATGCCTATCCGACACCTTTACGATTTGGCTAATACATTGATTGATTACTTTCTTAAGTTCTTTTTCTATATCTTTGCGACATAATTCTCTGTCAGACTTACTCTTTCTGTCATAATGGTTCAACCATCTTTCAGTAAATGTAACGGCAAGAGTTTCTAATTTAGTCATATTAACTCACTACGAAATAAAATTATATAAAGCCAAACGCTGCCAGTTGTCACCAATGTCACGCTTCAACTTAAGAATGTTCAAACAACTGCGAATGTTAAGGTCGGATGCCAAGTCAGCATACTGGTCAACAAACTCCAAGACCTCAGTCTTTTCAGTCAACTCAACATCAATGTCATCAAACACCTGACGGATACGCTCTAGCTTTTCCTCTGTGTTCAATGTCAAGTCAACCTTCATAGAACGAGATAACAATGCCTGAGGGAATTGCTCTTGTGATAGGTTTGAGATAAACACAATACGACCACGGAACTCAAAACGGTTAGGTAGTTCCTCACTCTCAGCAAACTCAGCACCCCAGCTAATCACTCGTTTGTCCTCTGAACCTAAGGCAGCCTTCAAGATATTGGCACCAATAGGGTCTTTATGAACTGAGTCGGCATCATCAAAGATAATCACTTTGCCGTTTTGTTCCCATAGGGTACGGTATAGAGCCTTGGCTGTAGAATAACCACGAATAAAGATGAAGTCACCTTCTTCCATGATTGTATCTTCCTTCAGACCTTTACGCTTAAGGCCTTCAATAACAGCGTGAGTCTTACCTAGGCCACCAGAGCCTGTAAGAATAAAAGAGTTTAGCTTTCTGTTACCTACAAGGGTAACAAACTGGTCAATGAACTCGAACCGTTCAGTCACAGAGAATTTCACTTTTGGTTCCTTTACCTCAATCATCATTTTTTTACGCATAATATATTTTTACCTCACTCATAAAGAAGCCATTATAACACAACCAAACCAATTGTCAAGCATTTTCTAGGTGTTTAATATGGTTGTATAACTTTAACATGGCTAAGAACCGCTTTGGTTCATGCTCAGGATGTGGTAGTGTACCAAATCTCCTGAGCATATCATCCAAAATCATCTGAGCCAATTGGTCGTTAATCATTACTTACCTTCAACCTTTGAACACATATCAAATACATCATTAAG